GTGGCGGGCGTTACATTGATTTTAAGACATTGCTATCCTTTGCATTCTGTTATATCAAAGCTTCTGGAAGCAATGGGTAGCCCTGTAAAGCATGAAAGGTTAGCGGCGTATAGTCGTTTCCTTTATTCAAGCCCTTATATTGGCCATCAGCCCAGGATTTTCATAACACCTAAGTCGAACGTGTTGAATAACAATTACACGCAGGCCGCAACAAAGGCAATGATTTCACTTGACAACGTGGAACAATTATTGAGGGTGATGTATAGGGCGTTCTGGCATGTTGAGAATAAGAGATTTATCATTGAAACGATACGTTACTACCAGAATGGGCAAAGGTACACGGCGCAGACCGTGCAATTGGATCTGAGAACAATTTATCACCCCCGGAGCGGATTGTCCTGGGCGTTTGATTCGACGACTTTTGAATATGATAATTTTGAAATGCCTGAGAGAATTGAATATTCCTGGATGGAAAATACAAGTCAGTATTTTGACGGCTATCCGATTGAGGTAATGAGCGGATATGTAGAGGCCGGGAAAGTGGAGCAAAGGAAAGTAGATCGCTTTGTTGCTGATTTGGACTATATGCTTGTGAGCTCGGGAGATGTCGATAAGGAAGGTTTTCTGGTGTTGGATGTTACTGAGGACGGATATGTGCCGTATGTGAACATGGATTTTGAAGGAGAGTCTATAATGTTACAGAATGGGTATTGTTCGTTTATCTACCTTCATCCAATGTACCATGTTTTCGATTTGCCGAGCAATGAAGTAAAGATGAACGATTCTCAGGTAACATTAACGGCGAACGTGAGCAGGTACAAGTATGCAGAACACCAGTTTCCGTTAGTGGTTGACCCTTCGCCATATCGGTTGATTGAAACCGAGATAGGAGTTGGAAAGATAAGGAAGTACAGTATTGACTTAGAGAGCAGGCATGTAACCTGCACGCTTGAATATGATACAGAATAACAATTACAGTTGTTTACCGGTCTATCCTTCGAAGGATTACCAGTTTCACAGGATGAATCCTGGGAGTGTGCCGTTTCATTTGCCGGCGGACAGGAAGCGGATATTGCCTTTTCAAATGATACGAAGCACGCCAACGGGCGACGATTTGACTTCGATAAAGGCGTACAGGTTAGACGACACCACGAATGTAGATCTAACTTCTACAATGCTGGCGTCTGTGAGGGTTGTGGAAACACCAAATTATGATGTCATAAAATACCCGGCAACTACGGAATTTGGAACGGCCATGGCAGACGGGTTCTGGTATCTAAGGATGACAGACGGAGTACAGACATGGGAAACGGAAGTGTTTACGATTGTGCCGGATCTTACAAACTTTATGAAGATTGAGTTTTCCTGTGATGGAAACTTACTTTATACCGGGGGGCATATTGATTATACGGACGGATTTGAGCAGCGTATCTACCTGGTTGCAAAGGTGAGCAAGCCGAAGTATCCGATTGATATAAAGAGTGAGATGCGGCAGGGCTATGAGTTTGATAAGATGGTAACAAGTCGTAAGACGTATTTTGTTGAATTTGCCGCACCTGAGTATCTTTGTGATGTGTTGCGTACTTTGAGAAACCATGATAACATTGAAATAACGGCAAACGGGATCACTTATCCGGTGTTTAAGTTAATTCCGGTAATTGAATGGACAAACGAAGGTGATTACGCAGAGGTAGAGCTGGATTTTGAATGCGATACTGTTATCCATTCGTTTGGCCGGGCGAAGGAATTTACTGGAAAAGATTTTAATAACGATTTCAATCCTGATTTTAACGCAGAAACATAATGAGCTGGATACAATTAAAAGCCGATATAGCCGCGATTATCAAAGCCAACGGAGTTGGTGCGATAACGGGTAACGTACTGCAGGACGTTCTCAATAACCTGATGGTTGCAGGATTGGGAGCAGCGCAGTTTAAGGGTGTGGCAACGCCTTCGACAATGCCAACATTGACGGATGGCCCTTCATGGTACATGGCCTACCTTCCAGGTACGTACACAAATTTTGATGGGTATGTATCTACCGGGGGCGTGGTGTTAGGATTCCGATGGACAGGGACGGCATGGCTGACGCCTATTGTTTTGGCTGATTTGACGTCGTTTGAATGGGACTTGCTGATGAATGGATTTCAGGTTAAGGAATTGGCAGAAGGAACGGATGATGACGACGCGGCGACCTTTTCACAAGTAAAAGAATATCCGGTTGACTTTTCGATGAAGGGTATTATTGAAACCGGTGTGGCGGGAGAGGCACTTGTAATTGGTGATGTGGTTTATTTGAAATCGGACGGGAAGTTCTGGAAGGCAAGTAATGCAGCAGCAGCAACAGCAGCCCCGGAATTGCGTATGGCTTCGGAGGACTATGGAGCAGATGAAACGGGGGTGTTTTTAGTGGTTGGGTTGATTACCTTATCAGGATTAACGGCCGGTGCGCCTTACTATTTAGGCACTGGCGGAGCGATCACGGCAACCCGTCCAACGGCTGCGGGTGAATATGTGCGCTATATTGGAACGGCAAAAAGCACAACGGTATTATTTGTGCATATTGGAGCGGCTAATGATTTGGCAGGGGCAGGAGGTGGAGAATTAACGGCGGTGGTTGATGACCTTACTCCGGAATTGGGAGGTACGCTTAATGCGGGCGGTTTTGGCATTGAAGACTTGCTGAACGGGGTAAATGATCAGGATGCGGTAACGGTGTTTCAGTTGAAAAATGCGGATATTGATTTGATGAGTAAACGCATTTTGGACCAGGGTTGGGCTGGTGAAGATTTGACAAAAAATGAGATTGTTTATCTGAAGGATGACGGCAAGTATTGGAAGGCGTCGAATGCAAATCAGGCAACATCTGCCGGAGAGTTGCGTATGGTTGCGGCTGATATGGCAACAGGTGATCAGGGTGATTTTTTGATTTGTGCTAAGGTTCCGCTGTTTGTCGGGTTAACGGCCGGGGCGGCGTATTATTTGGGAACCGGTGGAGGGATGACAACCACCAGGCCAACAACGGCCGGCGTTACAGTACGGTACATTGGAACAGCGATAACAACGACCACGTTATTTGTCAACATAGGCGCGTTTAATGAGTTGCTGACTTCTGGCGGAAGTGATGAGAAGGTGAAGTATGACGCAGGAGATACAACGGCGGGATATTTGGCTGATAAGGTGGTGGCTGGAGCAAACATAACATTAGAGGAAGGAACCGGGGCGGATGAGAACAAATTAAAGATCATTGCAGCAGTTGGTTTGTCGGCGGTTGTGGATGATACGACCCCGGAGCTGGGTGGTGATCTGGATGCGGGAGCGTTCAATATAAATAACCTTGCTGATGCAGTCGATCCGCAGGATGCGGTAACATTGTCCCAGGCCCAGGGATTGGATGTTGACATGGATTTGAGAAGTGTTATCAGTCAGGGTGTGGCAGGGCAGCAGTTGAAACTTGGGGATATTGTTTATTTGAAGGATGATGGGAAGTTTTGGAGAGCGAGTAATGCGGCGCAAAGTACATCAGCCCCGGAGTTGAGAATGGCATTGGGAAATATGGATGAGGACGACACAGGATCGTTTATGATGATGGGAGTGGTAACACTTTCTGCATTAACAGCCGGAGCGGCTTATTACCTTGGAACAGGTGGGGAAATGACAGCAACACGGCCAACGGCAAGCGGGGTGACGGTTCGGTATATTGGCACGGCGTTATCTTCGACAGTATTTTTGGTGAATATCGCAGGGTTTAACCATTTGTTGTTAGGTGGTGGGTATGGGGCTGAAGTAGCTTCAGGGCTTATAAATGTGTTACTGCATTCGGACGGGAACCTGGTTTTACATACTGAATCAGGCAAGGAAAGGGTCAACACTTCGCAGGGACTCAAAACGAGTTCTTCGCCTTACTTCCGTGGATTGGCTATTTTACATCCTTCTGATCAGGCAGTTGTAAGAATAGCAACGGTGAAAAACGGAGCGGCGTCACTTTTGGAATTGGGATCGTCAAGAGAGAGTTCAGCAGCGCATCAGGACGGGGATGTTTTGGGTATTTTTAGGATATGCGGAACATACGAAGGAAGCGAAAGGGTGATGAGTTTGTATGCTGTTTGGCATGCGGAATATAAGGCAAGTATTGTTTTGAGCCAATGGACGGCTGCCGCGACTGAGAACATTAAGCTAAAGATATGGGGCGTCAATGATGCTAACTTTGGTAAGATTAAACTGTATGAGCAGTATTTCCTCCCAACGGTGGCAAGTGGTGATGATGGGAAGTATTTGAAATACGATCATGCCACGACGTCAATGGTTTTGGCCACGCCAGCAGGCGCTGCAGATGAGAAGGTAAAGTACGATGCAGGGGACTCGTCGGCGGGTTATGTAGCGGATAAGTTTGTTGCAGGGACTGGAATTAGTTTGGCTGAAGGAACAGGAGCAAGTGAAAACAAGCTGGTAATTACGGCAACTGGTGGAGGGAGTGCGACATTTGCAGAGACAACTGTATCAGCAACGCCCACCCAGGTTGACGCGTCTGACTTTTATGAGTTTGCCCTTGATATGGGTTCGGGTGCGTTTTTAATTGATGCAATACTGGTTTATTCAACGAGTTCAGGAGAAGACTTAGATTTAAACTTTAATATTGAGGTGTTTCAGAAGGAAGCTATTGATTTAACTGCAGCAGCAGACCACGACCTTGATTGGACGTTTAATTTGATTTATCGGGAAGACACTATTTTATTGCATAATACTCAGTTAACGGCGACGGAGCCCTCCGGTGAGGATGAACTGGCAGTTGATGATAACGACAAATTATCGAAGTATGATTTGATCATAATTGCAGGAGCGGAGTATCACAGGGTAAAGGCATTAACCGGGACAACGGGTATTACGATTTATGACGGATTAGTTGCGGAGCAGGCTGATGGTAGGGATGTGATGCAGGTTTATGAAAGAAAGAACCTTGGGATGTGCTACAATAAAGATGGGGATAATAATATTTATGTCCGCATTGAGAACAACGATGCGGTGAACAACAGGAATTACAGGGTAGTTGTAAAGACGACAAAAATAGCTTGATATGTGGAGGCAAAGTAGCAAGTCAGGTTTGATCTTACCCCGTGCCAGCATGGTTAACCCATACACGGCGCAGGGCTTGCCGCGTATCTATGCTGAGTTGGCACCTTATCTGAAGTATCAGTTAACAATGCACGAACGGACAGGAGGGAGCGTATATGATCAAAGCGGAAACGGGTATAATGCTTCAGTTCAGGCAGGTGGGAGTGGAAATTCGATAGCTCAAATGTGGAGTAATGGAGAGCCAGGAGCTTTGGATTTTGAGGGTGTTAATGACCACCTAAATGCCGGCACGGGTATAAAAACCTGGTTAGATAATGGAAAGACATGGAGCATTGAGGCGTGGATGGACATGGCCGCTTTTACTAACACGCAGGCGCTGATAGGGATACAAAGATATATATCTGGCACAACGTATCACTATATGATTATTTATTTTTCAGCAGGTAGAGCAGAGCTATACTTTTCGAATGCAGCGAGTACGATTAAATATGTACGTGCAAACCTTCCGGCGTCAGTTGTAGCGAACAAGCCGTTTCACATTGCGTGGACTTACGATGGAAGTGCAACGGCAAGCGGGTTTAGCCTTTATGTCAATGGTTCAGCAGTATCGCTTACGGTTGTAAATAACAGCAGTTTTACAAACACCCTATACACAAGCTTAACTGATAGCCTATATATAATGGCCGAATTGATACAGGACACATCAGGGATTCAATATTTTGTAGATGGACGGCTGTATTACTTTGCCGGGTACAATAAGGTGTTAACAGCGTCACAAATATTGAACAAGGTTAATGTAGAGAGGAAATTCATCAAATGAAAAAATACTACGGATCGTATTTGGTAGGGTTTCAGAGTCATTGGCTGTCAATGGCAACAGAGCTGGGAGTTGATGTACAGACATTGCTCCCACGTGCGAGGCGTTCAGTAGAAAAAGTCAATGGGGAATACCTATGGTTAGTGGAAATGTGGGACCTAACCTTTGCAGAAGAATATTGGGCATGGAAGGCTGGGCTTTACCCATTAAAGCAATTCCAGGCCGCACAGTTAGGTAGTCCGTTTTTACAGGTCAGAGATCGAAAAGGAGAAAGGATTTTAACAAACGCAGGGGCTATTGTATCTGGAAAAGAAAGGGCGGCAATACAGTGGTGCCGGACGCTGGATCCTGATATGCCGCTGACATTGACAATACAGCAAGCACTTCAGTACATCCAGACAAATCAGACGAATTTAAAGATTAAGGCATTGTTTGATGCCTTTGAAGCAGAACCAATAACTTAATAATCAAGATCATGAAAAAAACAGTAGTAGCATTAATGGTATTTATGATTGCATTCCTTGTGTGGAACTGCAATAAGGAGGATCAACCAGATCCCGTCAAAGTTTACACGCCAGCAGAGCTTGTAAAGCTTCATAAGTCAGGCGTTACTGTCACGGCTGGCATGGAACAGGCAACAAGGCAAAAGATGCTTGACGATTTGATCGCTTCAGATCAAGGTGGACAATGGAAGTTAGGCGCACCCAAGCCGCAGGACACAACCAACGTGGAAGCGGTGTTTCAGCTTTATAAGATTCCTACAATGATAACAAGCTATCATGTTGCGTATAGACTTATGATTTTTAACGGATTGTATCAGCCATGGATTCACTCGATGTGTTTCATTGTGAGAAATAGCCCGGGATTGGAACCCATTGAAGCGTCAATCAAATTGGAGCAGCCGAATTATTTGGATTTTCCGCCTGCTGGTCACGGATCATCTACCGTTTTGTACCATTGCACGCCAACGGCCACTTATTTTGTTTACTTCAGCTTGGATGCATTTCAGCTGGAATTCGCAAACAGGATCATACTTGACATGTGGTATTATGACCCTAACCCAACGGCCACAAACTGGATCACAATAGACAGGACGGATCCGAATAACTTTGCCCTTTCAAGTGATGGATACTACAATTATCCTACATATTTTTTCCCGGACACATTGATATTAAAACAATAGGAGTTAGACCATGCCTTAAAAGTTGGCGATAACAAAAACAAAACAGCAGCATGAAAGCAACATTATTGATTACATTTTTGATCCTAACGGCACCCGTGGTTTTATTGGCCCAGGGCTTTGCCGTTGACCCTCCGGCCTATGGTGCGATATTCGCAACATTTACGGCGCTGGTGTTGGCCATTCCCTTTGTTACAGAAGCGATCAAAAAGATAGCAGGGGTGACAGGAGGCACGGCCGCACAAATCATATCCTGGGTGACAGGAATAGCTTTGGCAGGGTTCGGATACCTGTTAAACTTAGGGATGTTCGCAGACTTGGAAATTTGGCAATCGCTGGTGGTAGGCTTAGGTGCTTCGCTTGCGGCAAACGGGGTCTTTGACACAGGAATAATTGAATGGATTTTGAAGCTCCTTGGAATCATTAAAGAGAAATAAAATGCATGGAAAGCTCATGTTTGCAGCATTGTCAATGACAACGGCCGGGTTATTGACGTGGTTGGAGAAGTACATATTTGGGGATTGGGAGTACCTGACCTTTTTGGCAATTCTGATCGTGGGCGATACCATACTTGGATTCTATTGGGCTTTGAAATCCAAAACGATAACAGCCAGCGCCTGGGGGCAAATAATCGAAAAGCTACTGACATATTTTTCATTGTTGATCGTATGCCATATTTTGGCTGAGTTTACGATTGCAGGAAGGCCGGTTTCGCTTTTCACTTTTGCAAAATACCTTGGGTATTCTGTGCTGATAGTCAAAGAGAGCATTTCAATTTTGGAGCACCTGGCCCGGATCAATAAGCGTTTGGTCCCGGCCTGGTTGCTTCAGAAGTTAAAAAGATTCGAAAAAACGGGAAAGACAGATGATAGTTAAAGTTATAAGATTCGACGATGATGGTGTGCGCACTTTGGGCAACTTATATGTGTATAACGGCGAGGTGGTGGAATTTTCGTGTAAAACGATTGAACTCCCGTGGAAGGACAACAAAAAGAAGGTGTCCTGCATTCCGGCAGGGATTTATACCCTGCAGAAGCTGAAGGAAAGCCCATTGTTCAAATACCCGCATTTGTGGATCAAGGACGTAACGGGAAGGGATGGGGTAAAGATACATGTTGCAAATTATGTCAGGGAGCTGGAAGGGTGCATTGCGCTTGGAAATGCGCACGCGGATGTAGATGGGGATGGAATAATTGATGTGAGCAACAGCAGAAGGATGCTGGAAAAGATCCTGGCTATATTGCCGGATGTGTCAAAAATCGAGATATACTCAGCATGAGAAAATGGGCGTTACATATTTTGGTGATTTTGGTTATTGTGTTTTACTTTGTAAGCAGGGATAAGCCTTACAATGAAATGCAGACGGTACAGATTTACCGTGACAGGATTGATAGCTTGTATGTTTTGTTGCATCAGGCTGAAGCGAGGATTCAGGAGTTAAACAACATAGACAGCATATATGCGCAACCATTGGCTGACATTCTTATGCTTAATGCTGATAGCAGCGTCAAGTTTTTCACAAAGTGGACTGATGATATTGCCGTCCGGGGACACGGTGGCTTTGGTGCCGATACGCAACATCCGGTACGCAAACCAAGCTTATATTTACCTTGAAAGGGAGCAAAACAAGGTAAGCCAGTTAACGATACGTGTAGGGGAACTTGACCGAGTTATTGAGCTGCAGAGGGAATTGCTGGGAGAGTACCGGGCGATGGATACTACCATGGTACGAAATTTCGAGGCAGCGATACGGGACAGGGAGAAGCGTATCAGAAATGACAAGATAAAGCTATACATTGCCGGGGGAGGTATTTTACTGATTCTGCTACTTGCTATTTAAACTCATTATAAATTACATAAAAAAGCAAAAATATTTATACAATTTGTTGTATTGTGTTAATTTTTAGTATATATTTGTAATACAATTGAAACACACACTAAAACAACACAGCCATGAAAATTTTAATTGAAACAACAACCGGAACAATTTCATCACAAATGATTCTCGACCATTGCGGTGACTATGCAGGTAAATTTCAAGATGAAGCATTTGACTTACTTTCAAAAGTAACTAACTTACCAGAATTTGAAGAAAACCAATGGTGTGATATCATGTTTGACAATGATGGTGATGTTTATGCTATTTGGGCAGAGGATGCTTTAACTTGCTACAATGCTAATGCAAAATACATTCAGCTTGACCTTGAAGATTGTGAAAAAGCTTTTGCAGAAATGGACAAAAAAAGAGCAAACTAACCTTAACAACACAGCCATGAAAACAACAACATTGCAAAAAAGACTTGACGCCCGGTACAATGGGGCAAAAAATTGCAAGCCCTATCAGATTGTAAAAGACCTGATAGAAGGGAGCAGAACAACTCACATGGTCAACGGTCAGGAAATCCGGCCGGTGGTAACTTCAGGAAGTGGCAGACATATTTCAAATCAGGATTATACCGGCAGGACGGTAGCGATTCTAAAATTGTTAGGCTTGAAGTTCGAAACCGGGAACGATGCTCCACGTGGAGGATTGACTGGTAACTTCATAAAAGTATTAACCAAAATAGAAAGGGAATCATGAGCTACGACGATTGGAAGTTACAAAGCCCACCAGACACACCAAGCAAGCACGACATTAGGCCGGTGGAGGTAACGGTAATCTTTACCGTTCCTTTGCATTACGATGTAAGGTCGGATGATGATGTCAACAATGAGGCGGATATGTTTGTCATAACGCTGAAGAACATGTACAATGAGAAGTATCCCGGCATAGGAATATCGGGATATTCGATTTGTGAGGTGGAGGAAATGGAACCGTATAAGGAAGGGGAGGACGACGGGTTTGACCCTGATTTGGGGAGGAACGATTAATCGTAACACGTTCAATTAAATAATAAGGCCATGAAATTACATCAGATTATTGAAGTACACGAGCCCCCGTATTTTAGAAAGATGCGGGTAGAGGGAGGGTTTTTATATAATTTTTACAATTGCCAAGCCGATGAATATCTTGCTGAATGGGAATTTGTACCTGATCCGTGTAAGTGTGGGAAGCTTAGTAATGATATAAAAAAAACATGCAAATTATGATAAGGAAGTTTGTAATAAAACCCGCCGATATGGAAAAGGCACAGGAGGCCATGACAGGCCAGGTTATTGATCATACGCTAAATGGGAATGTGTTGACGGTTTTCAACCGGGAGGACAGCGACAAAGTGTACCGATTGTTTTACAACAAAAGAATCAGATTTGATGAAATGTAGATATGTTATAACAACCGAACGGGAAGGAAAGCCCGAAAAAACCGCTATTGTCATTGAGGCAGGCAGTAAAGAGGAAACAGACATTGCCCTGGAAAGGGTATTGAATGAATGCAAAGTCACACCAAAAACGATAAGTCATGACGTTACAAAAGCCTGAAAGTTTTGCCGGCACACAAAAGGAATTTAGCCGGTACATAAAATACGTGATGAAGCGCGCGCGGAAAACCTATTTACTGGCATCAGGATTGCCAGGGGAGCGTTTTGGGGAGCTTTTGGATGAGTTTGGGGATAGGATGCCAGTTCTGAAGAAAATGGCCGATTTGCCCCTGTCTGAGATCGACGCAATTTTAAAAGCAAAAATAATCGAAGATGTATATTGATTTAGATTTTCAGTTGAGAAATACAACTGCCTTAGTGGATGAGTGGATCAGCAAGGACAAAAGCCACCGGGCGGTGAAGGTGAAGTACAAGCCAAACGAATGGCATTTATATACCGTCATGGTCGGAGGTTGGAAAAAGGTGGGAACCTTTGAAAGCTTTGAACAATTGTTGAACAGATTAAATTGTTAACAATTGCATGATATTGTAAAAAATATAGTATATTTGTAAATAAAAACGCTATGGAAGATTTAAGGATTCAGGAAGCCCTTGTATGGGGCGCACGTAAAAGGGGGAGCAAGATAACGATTACGGAAGTGGCTGAGAAGGTGTTTCCGCAGTCAAAATTAAATGTTGCCCGTGTGTCAGCAAGTAACCTGGTTAACGGAAAGACAAAAAGAATCAGCGCTCACGAAGTGAAGGTTATTTGCGCCCTTACGGGTGTGGATGCTAACTATATTTTTAACATAAACCCAATGGAGGATTAACTATGAGCAAAGATGTATTATTGCCTGAATTGTATGAGGCAACGGGTATGAAGGAATTGAAAAAGATGCAAGACCTGATTACCATTTTGAACCGGCCGCCGAAGCAGGAATGGATTGTAAAGCACAATAACATTAATGACTACCATTACATTCCGATTGAGAGAATTGAGTGGCTGCTGACTTCTATCTTCACCGAATGGCGATTAGAAGTACGGGATTACAAACAGATCATAAACAGCGTAAGCGTTCACGTTCGGTTACATGTGAAGAACCCGATCACAGGACAATGGGATTGGTGGCAGGACGGTTTAGGGGCAAGTCCTATACAGACCGAAAAAGGAGCGGGCCCGGTGGACTTGGATAAGATTCTCAGCGCAGGCGTTCAGATGTCATTACCGGCGGCTGAATCGTATGCTTTGAGTGATGCGGCTGAGAAGTTTGGTAAGATATTCGGCAAGGATATAAACAGGAAGCATGGAATGATTTACGGCAACCTGGCTGAACGGGATGTTGAAAAATTAAAAACGAAGCTTTCGGAAATGATTGGCTTTTGTCAGGACAACGATCTAAAACAGTCCGTATTGGATCAATTGATTGTGATTGAAGACAAGGGCCGGGCTGATGCTGAATTTTATTTGACAATGATTAATAAACTGGAAGGCAATGTTAGTAATTAACGATAAGTGGCTTGCTGAGAATCACTTGTCATATTCAAGCCTGAAGGAGTTTAGAAAAAGCCCTAAACACTTTATTCTTTACAAGACAACAAAGCGAGCGCCGTGTGATGCGATGACCCTGGGGAGTGTTGTGGATTGTATACTATTGACCCCGGATGAGTTTGATAAAAAGTTCATGATTATACCTAATCTTGATCGAAGGACAAAGGACGGTAAAGGGAAGCATGCAGCCTTTTTGTCGTTAGCTCAGCAAACAGGCAGGTTGCTGGTGGATGCAGAAACGATGGAGAAGGCAAACAAGATGTGTGATGCGGTTAGGGAACATCCGGAAGCTTCTGAGTTGATTGCCAGAAAAAAAGCGGCACAGGTAAGGTTGAAATGGGTCGATAAGCTTACAGGATTACCCATGCTTGGATATGTTGATTTGGAAACGGAGTATAAAGGGAAGCACGCAATTTGTGATATGAAAACGGCGGCAAGTGGGGATCCTGAGGAGTGGAAAAAGCAGGCCGCAAAACTGGACTATGAATTGCAGGCTGGATGTTATTTAGAAGGATACAGGCGTACGAGGTATATGTTTCCTTTCTATCTTTATATGGTCATTGAGTCAACGGAACCTTATAATGTATCGGTAATTGAATGTCCGCAGAAGTACACGGATGATGCACGGAACGCATATCATGATACGATGAAGGCATTTAGAATATGTGTTGACAAACAATTATTTCACATGGGATATGAGTTCAGACACCATATTTCTGGGCTTCCTCACACGGTAGAGGTTCCAGGGTGGAAGTTTAATCCGTACAAGGGGTGGGGATCGGATAGGTAGTTATTCATTAAAAAAAAGAATGTTATGGAAAAGTTGTTTTTTTACGATTTAGAAACGACCGGGGTGAAGTGGTGGAAAAATGGAGTACATCAAATATCCGGGGCTATTTCGATTGAAGGAGAAATTAAGGAAAGGTTTAATTTCAAAGTATGTCCGCATGAAAATGCCGTATCATAACACACGGAAGCCATGATTCAGAGAATTAGACCAGTTGACAATTACACGTTAATAGACAATCAGCCCCTTCAGGAGACTGAAATGAGCTGGAAGGCCAAAGGGTTGTTAGCCTATCTGATGAGTTTGCCGGATGATTGGAAAATATCAATGTCTGATTTATGTAATAGAAGCAAGGATGGAAGGGATGCTACAAATTCGGCAATGAATGAGCTAATTGAATTTGGCTATGCAAAAAGAATGACATTAAAAGAGGGAACTCAATTTGCCGGAATTGATTATTGCGTTTCATCTGTAAAGTTTACCGATTTCCCGGATACGGGAAACCCGCTTACGGGAAACCCGCAACTACTAATAACTAATATAACAAAAGAACCAATAACAAATAATATTGAAAAAAATGAAAAAGAAACAATTTTTGAAAATTCGGAGGTTTACGACATTGAAAAGTTTAGGGAAAGGATGCAGGAGGAAGCAAAGCTAAATATAGATGTTCATTACTACTACCATGTTGTGAAAGATTGGACGGCCGGGTTAAGGGCCAGGGACAAGCGAAAATACCGAACAGCCAGGGGGTGGATAGCAACAGCAAGGAACATGATGAGAAACGATAAAAAGCAAGGAAAGCTGAAAATGTGTGTAAATAGTGCAAAGGAAAATGATTTAAAATCATACCTGAATTTATGAACCTGCTGAAGTTAGAATTAGAGGTATTACAGAAGCTTGACCAGGCCGGACAATTAATAGTGCAGGCAGCAGGACAAAAGCCGATAGGGGAGCTTAGTAATGATGAATTGATTGCTGGGGTAAATCTTTTAATGCAGGGAGTGAGCCGGGATATTGGGTTGAGAAATTATGATGAATATGACGCTACCAGATTGACCGGAGTTCTGCAAAGGTATTATTCGCGGTTTTCGCTGCATGAAGTGAAGCTGGCCTTTGAGCTGGCTATCATGGGCAAGCTGGATGAGTATTTGACAAAAGGAAGCATAGAACACTACCAGCAATTTTCAATCCTGTACATAACAAAGATTCTGAGGGCGTATGAGCAGTACCGGGGTAAAACCATGCTGGCAGTATCGGGGTTGCTTCCAGAGGCGAAGAAAGAACTGAGTGAGGAGGAAAAGGTCAAGATTGATCAGGACTTTTTTGAAATGATACAGCGGGAGTTTGTCGCTTACAGGGATGATTTGAAGGCACCGGAATTTCTGGTAACATTGCCAGTAATGCGGTTTTTAGCAAAACATGAGTTGTTGGATGAGGAGGTGGAAATGACTGAGGTAGAACAGCGTCAGGCGTTTGATGAGATGCAGAGTTCAAAGAGGGTGCATGAGTTGGATAAGCAGAGGGAGTTAGGGGAGTTTAAGCAGGGGATCATTGGGCATTACACAATGATTTTCATGCGGAACAAAGCGGACATAAAATGCATCCGTTTAGCATTTGATAAGTTGGTCGATCAGGGAAAGGATATTTTTACACTAACACAGCAGAAAGATGAAAATTAAAGTATTAAGAGATCAGCCCATGGATTTATTGGAGGCGGTCAGGTATTTGAAGGACGGTAAATGTATTGGGATCATGCCGGAGGGCAACAACTCACTATATATCACAGATGGCGAATTTGGATTGCGATGGAATAGAGGTGGATCGAAAATGTACATTTCAGATGCAGGAAAAACATGGTGTCCGGTGATATATGCTCCGGAGCCAGTGACGGTAGAGATTACAGCGGAAGAAGTAGAGATGTTATTCAGGGCGTTAAATGCGCTGACAGATACGAGCAAAGCAGCATTTTGTAGCGCAGAATGGGCGCTGTTAGATTGTTTTGCAAATAGGGCAAATAAAGCATTTAAATCACTACTTTAAAAACAAAGTCATGGCACCAGTAAACATTAACAAGGCAAGTGCTGAGACATTAACTTTTTTGAAGTATGTCGGCACGATAACGGCAAACTTGATCATTGCCGGAAGGCCATACAGGGACATTCACGAAATATCAAAGGTCAAGGGTATTGGAACGGTCAAGATGAAGCATTTCGTTGACACGGGATCAATTTACGTATGAAGTACGATATGTTGATCAGCATTGACCCGGGCAAAAAGGGGACAATATGCAGTCACAGGGATGATCAGGACTTTGCCCTTGTGCAGAAGGTGGAGTACAATGTAAAAGGATTCCAAGCGCAGTTAATTGAATTGACGCAAGGAAGGAAGCCGGTTGTGTATGTTGAGAAAGTTCAATTGTATGCTGGGGACACGAGTGTGCCGGGTAAAGTTTTTCAACTTCAAAAGCTATTCAATCACTTTTCACAGATCACAACGACGTTGATAAATTTCGGCATTCAAGTAGTGGAGGTAACGCCCAGGGTTTGGCAGGATATGACGGTAGGAGCTATTGCAGGGGAAACGAAGCAACAGAGGAAGGCAAGGGTGCGGGATTATGTAAGGGAGGCGATAAAAAGCCAGAAGGTTGTTTACAAGGGATACCGGGGACTGAACTTGGAGAATGCTGATGCAATGTGTATCATGATTTATGGATATAGGGCTTGCTATTTAAAATCGTTATAAATTACATAAAAAAGCAAAAATATTTATACAATTTGTTGCATTGTGTTAATATTTAGTATATATTTGTAACACAATTGAAACACACTAAAACAATTGAATTATGGATTACAAGGAATTTTTAGAAAGGAAGAAACATACATCTGCTGATTATGGAATTATTCCTAATTTTATCCATGATCAACTATTTGACTTTCAAAAATATGTTGCAGAATATGCGATAAAGAAAGGCAGGTGTGCATTGTTTCTGGATACTGGAACAGGGAAAACAATTATAGAATTAGTAATAGCGCAAAATTATGCGAGGCACACTAATAAGCCGGTGCTGATTGTTACGCCATTGGCAGTTGCATTTCAATTTGTTAAAGAAGCGGAGAAGTTTGGGATTGATTCAGTGGCATATTCAAAAGATGGCAAATACTCAACGGATATTGTGTTATGTAATTATGAAAGGCTTGATAAGTTTGATTCAAGTGACTTTGATTGTGTAATTCTGGATGAGTCAAGTATTTTAAAGAACTTTGATGGTGCAATAAAAAGTCATATTACTACATTTTTAAAAAAAATGAAGTATCGTTTTCTGGCAACTGCAACGCCCTCACCAAACGATTTTATTGAATTAGGAACAAGTTCAGAAGCGTTAGGATATATGCCTTATATGGAAATGTTGCAAAAGTTTTTCGCAAACAACGAAAATAATATCAGGCCGCAAGAAATTGCATGTAAATGGTATTTAAAGCCGCATGCTGAGAATGATTTTTTTAAATGGGTTTCGAGTTGGTCTATTTCAATGCGCAAGCCTTCAGACTTTGGATTCTCAGATGAAATGTTTATCCTGAAAGATTTATATATTAATGATCATTATGTAAAGAATGATAAAAATTGGGTTGTTGATGGGCAAATATTAATGTTTGGAAAAATAGCTAAAACAATGACCGAGGTAAGGCAAGAGCAGCAAATGACTATTCATAATAGATGTGAACGTGCTGTTGAGATTGCGTCTAAACATGAAACATCCGTATATTGGTGTAATTTTAACTACGAAGGGGAATTACTCCAAGAACTTGACAAGTCGGCATATCAAATATGCGGATCAATGAATTTAGATAAAAAGGAGGACATATTGGTTGCCTTTGCAAAAGGTGAAATAAAAAAGCTTATTACAAAACCAAAAATAACTGCGTTTGGGTTAAACTGGCAGCATTGCAACCATACTACATATTTTCCAACGTGGAGTTATGAACAGTGGTATCAGGCAATTAGAAGATTTTGGAGATTTGGACAAAAAAGGGATGTATATGCAGATCGAGTATTAAGCGATGGACAACAAAGGGTAATTGATGCAATTGAATTGAAGACAGAAAAAGCGATTAGCCTTTTTGAAAAGCTAAACATTAATTTGAACTCAAATATTACCTTTAAAAAAGAAACATTTAATAATCAAATAATACTTCCAAAATGGTAAAAGATCAGGTCATTACAGAAGAATATGCAATTTATAATGGAGATTGCATGTATGTACTTCCTTCATTAAAAGATAGAAGTATCGATTTATCGGTTTATTCGCCGCCGTTTGCCGGATTGTATAATTATTCAAGTTCGGAGAATGATTTTTCAAACTGTGAAACGAAGGATCAGTTTTTACAGCAATATGAGTTTTTAGTAAAAGAGGTTGCAAAAATTATGAAGCCTGGGAGGATAACGGTCGTGCATTGTCAGGATATATTGCTTAACACGACTGCGCATAATTTATGGGATTTTCCGCATGAAATAATTCGCTTGCATTTACAAAATGGGTTCACCTACAACAATAGAATCACGATCTGGAAAGAGCCATTGGAGGTACGTAATAGAACAATGGTAAATAGTTTAAAGCATAAGCAGCTATGCGAAGATTCAACAAAATGTTATACTGCTATGCCTGATTATTTATTGGTATTTAGAAAGGGGGGCGAAAATGAGGTGCCGGTTACTCATGAACATGGGCTGTTCCATTATGCTGGGGCAAAGCCAATTTTGGAATACTCAACTACACGAGAACGGTCAATGCTGGAAAAGTACGGTAAATTTGAACATATAAAAGCACGGCACAAAAATTCAAAGGATGGAGCAACAAATAAATTAAGTCATGTTATTTGGCAGCGATATGCTTCATCCGTGTGGGATGATATTCGATCAAATAATGTGTTACAGTTTAAAGAAAGTAGGGAAGAAGACGACGAAAAACACGTACATCCACTTCAACTTGATGTTATTGATAGAATTGTAGAGCTTTATTCAAACCCTGGAGAGGTTGTATTAACTCCGTTCATGGGAGTAGGGTCAGAGGTTTATTCACCTGTTTCGATGGGTCGTAAGGCTATTGGAATAGAATTGAAAGAGAGTTATTACAAGCAGGCAGTAAAAAATCTAAGCGACGTTAAAAGTAGGTTTACAGAAGATAATCAAGTCAAACTATTTTAAAGGTAGAATCAAACAAACAAAAAACATGGAAAACCAGCTAATCACAACGGTAAAGGAAAGTGGCCTGGATCAGACTAAGGCGCAAGTACTGATTGAAAACTTTCAGGGGTATTTTGCCCTGGCCGAGGAATGGCGTCAAAAGGCTGATGCGATTCAGGTAACACGGGAAGACCAAAGGGCCGAGATGGCAATGGCCAGGGCCGGACGGTTATTCCTGAAGGAAAAGAGGGTTGCAATTGAAGCTACCAGAAAACAATTAAAAGAGGCTTCCTTAAGAGAAGGCCAGGCAATTGACAATGTGGCAAAAATCCTAAAGAACTTGATCGAGCCGATTGAAAAAGATTTGGAGGAAAAGGAAAAGTTTGCTGAGATACAGGAGGCAAAAAGGATTGAGGCGTTAAGGATTGAACGAGAGGCAGAAGTAATGCCATACATAGAATTTATCCCGCAGGGCTTGCCGCTTGGGAAGCTGAGCGAAAAGGAATACAGCGCAATGTTATCAGGGGCAAAGATTCAGGTTCAGGCACGCAAGGAGCAGCAGGAGAGGGAAGAACAGGAAAGGGTCAAAGCCGCCGAATTGGCAAAGAGGCTGCAGGAGCGTAGGGAACGGTTATTGCCAATGAAATCCTGGATACAGGAATTTGAAAAGTTGGATTTGACCAGTATGGAGGATCAGGAAGTTGAAAAAGTCCTGGAAGATGCAATGAAGGCAATGGAGGAACACCGGATCAAAGTTGCCCAGGTTGAAGCCGAGAATGAAAGGATAAAAAAAGAAGCAGACAAACAAGCAAAGATCCGGGCTGCAGAAAAACAGAGGGAGGAAAAGGAGCTGGAAGCGGCAAATGAAAGGGTAAGGCAGGCCCAGGAAGCAGCAAAAAAAGCACAGGAAGAAGCGAACAGGAAATTAAAGGAGCAGGCAGATAGGCTTACTGAGTTCAAAAAAGCGGAAGAAGCAGCACGGGCAAAGCTGGCAGCCGAAAAGAAAAAGGCAGATCAGGCCGGAGACGAGGAAAAGTTGAAGGTGTATTTTTGTGATGTTGCCAATGTTCCATTCATTAAAAATTTGGAATTGAGGGCGGCAATTTTGACCATGGCCAGGAAAATGCAGGAATATGTGGAGAAGAAAATTGGGACAGCGCTATGACGTGATGCAGCTATATGCTGCGGAGCGTAGCGGAGTTGAATATAGGGGCTGTTATGCCCCGTTTTTTCTTTGCGTTCTTATTTAAAATAAAATTAAATTACAAAATAAATGAAAATAATTGTAGAAATGTTTGGTAATTACAAAATAACGTTGTATATTTGTAGTGTAATAATTAATCAAATGTTTCACAAATAAAATTTACGACAATGAAAAGAATTTATGAAATTTCAGGTACTCAATTAAGAGAAAAAGCAAGTTTAAAAGTAAACAACACAAACTTTAAACAAGCAAATGAATTATTTTTCGTTCAACTTGATGATGAACACGCAGTTGACAACACAGGTGCAATTTTTCAGATAGTTGATAAAGATTCTGCTGCTGATGTTGCTGAAAACTCAAATGCGCTACAATACGAAAGCGAATCAGGTACAATTTATAATTACGCAGAAGACAACGCAGATTTTGCTGAAGATAGTGAAGATTTAGAAATTTATTCTCACTGCAAAGAACAGGCTGAATTATTATTTGACGAATTGTAAAATGTTCTGGTTTTTAAACAAAGAAACAAACACTCCTGAAATATTCGGGAGTGTTTCCGCTATCTGTGCGAAAACAGAATTAAAAGAAGATGCCTTGTACTATCATTTTTCAAGGCTTAAAAGAACTGAATTTGAAAATGAAAAATACAGAATAGTAAAATGCAAGGTAGTTCGGGCTTTGCGTTCTTAAATGGGGCATAATGGCTGGCGGTATGAAATCGAAGCGGATTGCGAGAGATGAACTATCAATATACAACACAATTTGAACGGGCTACAATGCTGCAAATACCGATGTACCCTTTATTGGTGCTATGCGGTGTTACCGCCCGTTTTTGTTTCTCTCAGGATTCAGGAATCGAAACATTGACAATTAAAGCGGATGGTGTAGCGGAAGCCAGTGTGTACTGGTATATTGATGACAACACAACAGTTTATTTGTCAAACTTACTTGTAAATCCAAATTACCGAAATAAAGGAATTGGTAAAAAAATGCAGGAAATACGGGAACAAATTGGCAAAGACTTAAATGCAAAGACTTCTTGTTTATGGGTCAAAAAAGAAAGCTGGATGTACAAATGGTATCAAAGGCGTGGATATTCTGACTTAAAAGACCATAACCAAAAAGGATTTGTATGGATGACTAAGCCGCTTCTTTAAATGGGCGGTAACGGTCGAGGCTATGAACTCGTAGCGGAGTACGAAGCGACAACATTTCGAACCGCACAAAGTTACATACGAGCCACTACCGTTGAATTACTCACTACAACCGCTATGTTTTATAGCCTTTGTTAGCAACTGGCACGGATTAAAAGTATAAATTTAGAACCTTGTGGTGTAAAGGCGAACCGCATATAAAATATGACAAATACATACAAACATGCAAAGCGAGAATTAGATATTCTTGCAGCAACAGTACCAGATGCAATTGTAACACCTTTTGCAAAGGAAATTTTAGCCTTATGTGAAAAATTTGGCAAGAGTGGACAAAGTGGTGGTTCAGCACCATATACAGCAACTGCAATTTCAAAAGCAGTAAAGAAATTATTACTACAAGAACCAATTTGTGATGTAACTGGACACGAAAGTGAATGGTTTGATGTAAGTGAAGCCTGTGGAGGAAATGTAACCTACCAAAATAACAGATGTAGTGCTTTATTTAAAGATGGGATTGAGAGCAAAGCACATTATTTAGATGCTATTGTATGGAAAGGCGTAGAAGAATACGATACATTTACTGGAGGTGTTTATGTTGACGATAAAGACTTTGAGTTTATAAGAAGTAGCCAATTTGTAAAGTTTCCATTTAAACCAAAAACATTTTACATAGATGTAGTTCGTGTTCCAATTTCAAAAGAAGAAGCAGAACAAAGAGATTTGCACTATATCGAAGATAGTTTTGGTGAGTGCTATTATACTATTTTAAAAGACCCTAAACAATTAGATAAGGTTTTTGAATATTATGATAAAAACTAAATTAAAAGCAATGCACTATCGGATTAGTAGTTCGGTAGTGCTTGTTGCTAACTGTAGATATCGCCAAGTTTCTGTAATACCAAAGCAATCAATGAGTTGTAATTTGCCATATGGCGGATATTAAAAAAGGGAAACGATATGAAATCTAAAATTGAATTACAAAAAGAAACAATCGAACTTATTGAAAGTTGGATAAAGAATGGAAAGCCGCTGGGTCTTAGTTATCCGCAACATATACTCGATTTATATGAACAGGAAGTGAAAAAATATTCTGGGCCTGATATTAGCGAAAAAGAGCTTTATTCTAATCTGGAATTTGAGAATAAAATCTTAAAAGAAGAAATAAGCCGCTTGGAGGGAATGTTTAATACTGAAATTAGATGGAAGAAAATGAGAGATCATATTGCGAATAAATATATGTAAAAATGATCAAAATAATCAGCACGGTAATATTGACGATTTATTTGAGTGTACCGATGATGGTTCAGGATAAGGAGGTAAGGGATTGGAAGGAAGCGAGTACTGAGATATGGAAGCAGACCACGTTCCCGATGTATGCAACGGATGATGGACAAGTGATTTTATCATGCAGACAAAGCAAGGGAATGTATCATATCAAGTCAGTTAACTATCCCGAGATTGGAACGATTGATCAAAAATCAGCACAAAAGATCATTGACATTATTTTGTATGATTATGTTAATAAAAAAAGGCAAAGTATAATTAATTAAATAGTATATTTGTGATATGGAAAAAGTCACGGTAATGGGACAGGCCACCAAGGAGGGATACGGAATTTATGGTATCCAGCAGGTAAGAGAGTTTTGCCGCAGGAATTTGGGCAAGCGGATAACGGTAACCTTAGAAGTGGTGCCGGATGACGCAAGCGAAAGGCAGACGATATTTTACGAGAAGATCATACTCCCGGCCATTCAGCAGGGGATTTACGAAAGCGGCACGGACTTAGATTTGCAGGATATTGATTTATTCATGCGATCAAATTCTGGCGTCCATGACAAGGATAAAAACAGTATGATCCGGCATATTGAGTTCTGTCTACAATGGGCCGCCGAACATTTACAAATCGACATTAAAGGATGAAGCAAGTAGGCAACAAAGATGTTGAAGGGTATTGGATTGGGTTGATTAATCTGGCAGAAGATCAGGTATCTTTGAGCTTATGTCTGGATCAGGCCATTATTGAAAACATAGGAATCCTGAATTATGGCCAGAAGCAACTTAATGTTAAGATAAAGGACAGCGGGGACTATCAGATTTTATACAGACTATTGGCCGAAAGCCAAAGGATTGAAAGCTTATGTTTATTCGGGAAGGACATTTATAAGATCGACCGTATGTCATTGCTCAGATATGGGGTATGTGAGGGCGACAAAAAGTTATGGAAAACAAAGGTTTTGGCTTCTGGTGATTTTGTGCGTTCGCATGTATTGCAGCCTGATGGATCGGTAAAAAGGGGAGAGTTCAGGTATGACACAAAGGAAATTGAAAAGTTTTTCAAAAAATATGGTATCCCTGAAGGCATGCACGGGATCGACCCGGGCGTGATGATTGTGGATACGGAGTTATTCGTAAAGAGCGGTATTGATTCGCTAAAAAACGGTAACGGCACGTCAACCGATAGCCTGGTATGGCTACGGCTTCAAAAATTCATTAACCAAATCAAACAAAGTCATGCAAGAAAAACGTGAGGCGTTTACCTTAAAGAAGGTTAAACGGACAAAAAAAGGGGGGCTGGAAGTCTCTTATGAAATTTTGAACGGGAATGGAAACCGGCAAACGATTGCGGTGGAAAGTTCCAAAGTGGCGCACCCGGATTTATTCAAACAGCTGGACGATCTCATGCCGATTGTAGTGGGGATCCTCAGGGTGGAGGAAAAGACGGACGATGACCGGGATAGGGTCACGGTAACGGGTGTATCGGTAAGCGGGGCGGGTGACACGTATGGCGTTATCATAACGGCAACGCTGATGATAGAAGAAGGCAATACAAAGATCGCGGTAAACACGCCCAGGATCGACACGGCAAAAAGCACGTATGGGATTGAAGGCGAGGTTGAGGATGCAGTGGATGTGTTGGCTGAGGAGGTATTTTGCTATTTGTTTGAGGACAAGCAGGCGCAACTGGAATTATTCCCGTCGGTTGAAGTGGTGGAAGATGAAGAAGTACAGTCAGAGGAATAAAGTCACGTGTTCAAATGGAGAGAAGTTTACCCGTGCTCAGGCTGAGGTCAAAATCCGCAAGGCTAAACAAGAGAAGCTGGACCAGTTTTTTTTGGAGCATGGGTATTACTTTTGTGAGGAGTGCAAGCGCAACGATTGCAAACCGATTGATTGTTCTCACAACGTGTCGATTGATGAATGCTTTAAAACCGGCCGGGCTGAAATGGCCTGGGACATTAATAACATAACCCTGCGGGGGCGCAAATGCCACCAGAAACACGATGGAATGGAATAGAATAGAACAAAAGCCAAACAATATGGAAACATTATGGGTATGGATGCCTAAGTTTATGGGCAATGAGCAGGTGCAGATGGGAACGTATGATAATGGCCGTTACTTTGATGTCAATGGACGGGAGATAACAAAGCGGGTAATTGCCTGGCAACCCATTAACAAACCACGACCACCATTATGAGACGATTAAAAAGATCCCTGAATCAGGCTGAAGTGGAAATGAATCGTATTGTAATGGGCTTCCAGAAAGTGGCCAGGTACGACAATGATAAGCATTGCTGGACTAAGGCAACAAAGGAGATAAGAGGAGAATTGATTACAAAATGGAACCGGTATTGCAAGAATCACGAGATCGGTGAAATGGGAGCGATGCGGGTAGCTATCAATATTCTGGAATGCAGAGAAATCCTCAGGTCAAAGTATCATGCAGTAACGACAATGGAGATCATGGCCGATGGAGTGAAGAAAACCAATGAACCAGAGGATGCTGCAATTATGATTATCAAATCAGGCAAATACCAAGCAGGATGAAAAAGAAAATATTCAAGAACTTCGAGAATGCGGTAAAAACGATCAAGCAGATTAGCAAGGATTGGGGACATACCGCGGCCCCGGTTTATCTGATAAACGTCACAATGAACAAAATTAGGATTGATGTAGATGAGTTATCCGGTGCGGCAAAGGAAGTAGGGTTGCAGTACAATAGGGTCATTGAGACGTTTAAGCAAACGGCCGAGAATTTAGCAAAGCAGCATGAAAGCAAGTATGTTTCATTTAATACATTGGATGCAATGCTAAAGACGGTCAAGGAATCATTTATCAAAGGAGAAACGGAAGAAAAACAAAAATCTTGAAACCATGGAACAGCAAGTAAAATTAACAAAGGCATGTTGGGGCCTAAGGAAAGGCACAAAAGGCACATTGAAGCAGTATAACGAGTTCATTAAGCTTTATGCAATTGAGTTGAAAGCATTAAAAAGGCATAAGGCGGGGCATGATTGTACATTAAAAGGTTGTCCGCCCGCCGTGCCTTCAGGACATGGGTTATGGCTAAGAAAAGATGAGTTTGAACTAATCGAAAAAAACTAAAAATCATGGACGGAGTTAACGAAGTTATTTTCATTGGAAGGGTCGGGCGCGATCCTGAGGTGAAGGCGTTCGCAAGCGGAAGCATTGCCAGCAGGTTTTCAATCGCAGTAAGTGAGAGCTACAAAAACGACCAGGGCGAAAAGACCGAAACGACTGAATGGGTTCCCTGTGTCTGTTGGGACGGAATTGGTAAATTTGCGGCAGACTATGTAAAGAAGGGTGACCTGGTTTACACACGTGGAAGGTGGAAGTCAAGAGAATGGCAGGACAAGGACGGGAACAAAAAAAAGGAGGTTGAAAACATAGTCAAGGAACTAAGAATTTTTATCAATGTACAGCGAGATAGAACACGTGAAGTATCTGAGACGGACGAAGTATTACCGAAGGCAGAAGGGATGGGACCCGTGGCGGATGATTTACCGTTTTGACCAGGAAACACTTCAGAAGGCGGAAAACGAGCTGAAGAAGGATCCAGGATGTGCGGAGACTGAGCAGATGATTGGAAGGTTGTACCGAGAAATAATGAGACATGCAGAAGAATTCAAAAGAATACAATCCGAGGACGGATACGAGGTACAAAGGCATCCGGGTAATACAACCGTATGCTGATGCTATTGCTGAGGGAAAGCAAAGCAGGATCATTATGTCCAAACCAACGAAATACAGAGGGGAGGTATTAATTGTGAGTGGTGGCAGGTCGGATTATGATACCAGGCAGGGAATGACTATATGCGTGGTTGATTTGTGCCGTGTTGCGCCGGTTGCTGCAATGACCCAAACGGATCGGGCGAAAAGTGGATATGCTGATGATGTTGTATTGCAAGGCTACTGTTATCAGGTAAAGAACCCTCGCAAGGTAGTGGAAATCCCGGCCAGCGGCCACCAGGGATTATTCAACATTGTCTTTGCAAAGGATGACATTGTAGTCTATCCAAAAATTCAGATCAGAAAAAAGGCAAAGGGATTACTGAGCCTATTCAAAAATTGGCGTTAACTTTACATCATTAAAAAAACAGACACATGAAAAAGACAGAAGAAATTAAGGCTGAACTCAGCAAGTTAGAAGGCCGTATTAAAGGGGAAGTGAAAGCATTCATAGAAGAAAATGGTGAATGCGAGGTCGATATTTATGTTGAAACGAGGTGGCATGAAACCGATACTGTCAAAAAGCTGATTAGTATAAGGGTAAGGGCAAGTGTAAGGATTTAATGGTATATTGTGGGGTAGAGCAGAGGCCAGCTCGTTAGACTCATAATCTAAAGGTCGAGGGTTCGAATCCCTCCCCCGCTACAAAAAGAATGAGTCAATAAAACCGTTTAGTTTATTTGAGTTTGCACGGGAATTCAATAAAAAGGTCAATAATGATCCCGACAGAGACGGGATAGAATATGTCATTTATGTGGTTAAAGAAGGGGAGAAATATATTGTATTTTGTGAGGAGCATAGCGTTTTTTCATGCAGGGGTGAAGGGGAAACCGTAAAGGATGCGATTGAAAGCTTCAACCTGGAACTTGAAGAGTTTGAAAAAATACTGAAATCAAAAAAGGATGAGAGCGTACGGTAATGAGAAAAGGATAAAGGGGTGTGGTAATTGGAAGCTGGATTACCACCTAAGACGTAACGGCAAAAGGCTTGGCAATTGGTGGGAGGACTTATGTACTATAATACCACGAGCAAGTATGAAACTAAAAGTTAAACAAGACGTAAAGGATGAGATTAATGCCATTAAATCATTTCCCAGCCCCCGGGTACGATTTGTGGGATACGATGAGAGCGGGAAATGTGTCATTACTGGAACCAAGGTAACAGAAGGGGAAGCGGTAATTCGTGATGGACTAAAGTTTGAGGAGGGCATGGTATATGAGCCACCGGAAAACGTGATGAATGAGTTGTATTTAAGAATGCAGGCAGAAGGTATTGATGAAGATGTTATGTCTGCATTATTTGACATATTGAGCGAAAACTATGTAATTTTCAGAAAATAATCAGGAGGAAAAACCATGGAAGAAGTATTTAAAGTAGGCACAGCGGTAAAAGTAACTTATGGAAGCTGGCCATTTGAGAGAGGAACTATTTGTAGAGTGATAGAAGCAGCCGGACACAATTACCGTATTAAAGAAAACATGAAGGACGTAATTGCTTCTGTATATAAAGAACACGTAAAAGAAGTAACATCCGAAAGTTTATCGGTAGGCGATATTATCGCAGGCATGCCCATTATGGCAGAGCGGAATGTAAACGGTGTGGAATATTACATAGGTTTTAAATGGGTCCCGGCGAGCGAATTGGTGTGTTTGGGTTATTTCCCGTTGGAGCAGAGGGGTCGAAGTAGTGGGTTAAAACCTGGGGACTTGGATTATACTTCATGTGAAACCCCGAAGCAAGGCAGAACCATGAAACCACTTGAGAAGGTTGAGCTGTTTACTAAAAGTATTCTGCAATGGAGTATTAAGGGACAGCCCGGGATAAACATATTCAATACTAAGATAGGCCGTTACGATGCCGAGATAACGAGTGAGGTAAGATACGTTGGAGTCGATTATGTGGTGTATTATGGAAATGACCTCATTGGCCGTCTCAATGCACCAGACGCTAAAACAGCAAAGTCTGAGGTTGAAAAAATCATTCTCAGGCACATGAGCAGAAAAAAGATCTACAAAATAAAAGAGCAAGAATGAAGCTATCAGCGATCAAGCCGAACCCGAACAATCCTCGTATCATAAAGGATGAGGCGTTCAAAAAGTTATGCAAGAGTATTGAGGAGTTCCCAAAGATGATGGCGTTGAGGCCTATGGTAGTGGATAAGGACGGTGTGATCCTGGGCGGAAACATGAGGTACAAGGCATTGCAGCACCTTGGAATGAAGGAGATCCCGAATGAATGGGTAAAGAGGGCTGATGATCTGAGCGAAGACGAGCGCAGGCGGTTTATCATTGCTGATAATGTTTCAGGAGGTGAATGGGATGTAGCTGATTTGGCGGCAAATTGGGATAAGCAGGAGTTGGAAGATTGGGGGGTGGATAGTTATGAAAAAAAAGATCTAAGCAAAATCCAAACAAAAAACATTGAACCATATAAAAAAACCCACATATTAATTAGCATAAAACCAGAACAAATGATTATATTGCAGGATATAATAGAAACAATGAAGAACAAAGTGACTGATATTGAAATAGAAATAGCTTCAAATTGAAAACGGATAACTCACATATAAATGAAAAAGTACAACTAAGGTTGGAGGTCATACGATATGTGGCTGAGCCGTTAATATTGGAATGTTTCGTAGGAACAAGTAGGTTATGGGATACTGTTATGTCAAAGACAGATAAAAAAATCAAGATATTAAGGATAGAAAAGGAAAAAGGCAAAGGAAACAAAACGTACCTACCTGGAGATAATATAAAGTATCTCCACCATATGGATTTGTCCTCATATAATATAATTGATTTGGATGCATATGGCATACCATATGAACAAATGGAGATACTGTTCAAAAAAAACTATAATGGGTTTGTAGTGGTTACGTGTATTCAGTCAATGTACGGAAATCTACCAACGGTATTATTAAAAAGCATAGGATACACAAAGGAAATGATACGTAAGTGTAGGTGCTTATCTACAAGTAATGGAATTGATAAGACACTCAATTATTTGGCAAACAATGGGGTATCAGAGGTCAGAGGATATTTTGACAATCGCTATAATTATTTTTATTTTCACACACAAAAACCGTCAGAACAATGGCAACAATCATTTACGAACCTTCGGGAAAAGCAAGGGAGTACAGCGAGTTAGCTGCAAATTTGTACACAGGATGTAAACATGCCTGCAAATATTGTTACTGTCCTGCAATTATGCGCAAGACATTAGAGGAGTGGTCAAGCAATCCACACCCCCGCACGAACATCATGAGGCAACTGGAAAACAACATCAAACAGGCAACGGAAAAGGAAAAAGGTAAGGAGTTGCTACTGTCATTTATGACAGACTGTTATCAAAGTGACGAGGCGGCATACTTAACACGACATGCATTAGAGATGCTTGAAAAAGCTGGATTCAAAAAGGTAAACGTGTTAACAAAGGCGGGGTATCGGGCAGTAAAAGATTTTGACATACTGGAAAGGAACAATGGATGGAAGTTTGGAAGCACTATCATAATGAGAAGCGAGGAATTTAGGGAGCAGTGGGAGCCGGGCGCTCCGTCAATACAGAGCAGGTACGAAGCCGTAATTGAAGCCAAAAAACGGGGTATTTACACATGGGTTAGTGTTGAACCAGTTGTGGATCATCAAGAGGCGCTAAAAGTCATAACAGATTTGCACCAATACGTTGACTTCTGGAAAATTGGAAAGTTGAATCACATGAAGGAACACGAACAAACGATAAATTGGAATAAATTCCATTATGATGTGTTACAAGCGTTAAAGGGAAAGGCATATCTTATCAAGAAAGATTTGCAGAAATATGAACCAATTGCAAGTGACTAAACAACAGCGATTAAACAGCGATGCCAAAACCAGAAAACATAATACCGCACAAGTTCAAGAAAGGTCAGAGCGGCAACCCTAAAGGTAGGCCGAAAAAAACTATTGCATTCATAAACACGGAGCTCAAAGCTGAAGGCTATGCCCCGGCTGGAACGGCGGACATTATCGACTGCTATATGATTTTGGTCAACCTTCCTTTAGATGTGATTACGAAAAGGGTAGCAGATGCAAACCAGCCAGCATTGGTGAGGATCATTGGAAAGGCAATATTGAGTAGTAAGGGATTCGATGTTATTGAAAAGATGTTGGACAGGACAATGCCCAAACTTGTAATGCCTATTGACATAACGACAAAGGGGGAGCAGTTACATAGCGGAGGGATAGATTACAGTAAGTTAAGTGATTCAGCATTAAAGGAAATAACTGAGGCGTTGGATGAATGATGCACCCGGCATACATAGAGAGGGCACGCAGGGAATTGGCCTATTATGTCAGGTGGATTAAGCCAGATAATATTTTCAAGGATTTTCATGTGTGGTATTACTTTCTTCTGCAGGAGTTCGCAAAGGGAAACATCCGCAAGCTGATAGTTACAATCCCACCCCAAAACGGCAAGAGCGAAGGAAGCAGCAGGATATTACCAAGCTGGATCCTGGGACGTGACCCTGATAAGAGAATAGTCATTGCTTCATATGCTGGTGCATTCGCACAGCAGTTCAATCGTTCGGTACAAAGGATAATGACAGATCAGCCCTACCTTCAGATTTTCCCTGATGCAAGGCTTCCACGTTCTGAGGAGGTGAAAGCCAAGCGCACGACTTATATTCGCACAAGTGCAAAGTTTGAAATCATAAACCGTCAAGGGAGTTTGAAAACGGTAGGCCGTGGAGGGCAGCTAACGGGTGACCCGGTGGATGTGATGATCATGGATGACTTGTACAAGGATGCAATGGAGGCAAACAGCCCTGTAACACGTGAAGCGGCATGGAATTGGTACACGGATGTAGTCAGGAACCGGTACCATAATGATACGGTAGAATTAATGGTAATGACACGGTGGCATGAAGATGATATTATTGGGAGGGTAATGTTAACGGAAAAGGTTAACGTAATTTCCTGCATGGCGGAATATGCAGATTGCAACCCGGATGATTGGGTTATGGTAAACTGGGCTGCAATTATGGAGAGTGAGAAAACGGAGTTTGATCAGAGAAATATTGACGAGCCATTGTGGCCTGAAAGGCACAGTTACGAAAAGCTGAAGAAACAGTATAATCTGGACCCCATTCGATTTGAATGTATGCAGCAGGGAAATCCGGAAAGCTCAGAAGGATTGTTGTATGGCGATTTGCAGACTTATGAAACGATCCCAAACAACATTATAAAGAAGGGCAACTATACAGATACGGCAGACCAGGGAGAAGATTACCTGTGTTCGATTTGTTATGATTGGTCAAAAGATGGAAAGGCGTATGTAACTGATGTACTTTACACTCAGGCAGCGATGGAGGAGACTGAAAAGCTGATGCCTATGATGTTGGCCAGGACATTGACCCGTGAGGCTGATATTGAATCAAATAATGGGGGCAGGGGATTTGCCAGGGTAATACAGACAAAAGCCCCGGGAACGGTGGTCAGGTGGTTTAATCAGTCGATGAATAAAGAAAGCCGGATACTGACTAATGCTGCAAACGTCAAGCAAACGGTGTTAATGCCGCTGGATTGGCAGACGAGATGGCCGGAGTTTTCCAGGCATATCAGGACGTTCAAAAGGATTTATGCAGCGAATAAGTTTAAAGATGCGGCGGATTGTTTAACCGGGATAGTTGAAAAGAACCAGGGGAAGCGGCGGGGTGTTCGCACGGTAAATTAAAAAAAGTTCAGTCAAGGTATTGACAGATCGAATATTTTGCCTTACATTTGTTGCCATTACTTCCAGCCTATGGGTAAGCTGTTCAATCACAGTTACACCTAAAAATCTAAAGCAATGAACTTAGTTTGCCCCTGTCCTGCGAATGCCGCACTGACAGCAATTACCATTAATGCCTGCGAATTTCGCGTAGGCCAGATTCAGAAATTACTCTTCCAGAGGTTATACGCATCAGCAGGCGTCAAGAATGAATTGACGATTGCGAGCGCAAACCCTAATGTTATCGCAACATGGACGCCGCTTATTGCCGCAACCGGAGCCACCAAAGTTGTATGCTCCCCTATCCTTGCCAATCCAGGACATGAAGTTCCTGATGCACGGGTTTATGGTGGAGGGAATGCAACCCCGGGTGGTATCGAGAAAATCCTGGGATCAAGTCCCAGCAAGTTTACGGCCGAAATTCACAACACACGCCAGGATGCCATTACCACAATGCAGGCGTTGATGTGTGAAAAGTTGATCGGCGTTTACATGATTGACGAGAATGGAAAGGTGTGGGGAAAGGTTGATAGCCTTGCAAGCCCGACAAAATTCTATCCTATTCCTATTCATTCAGTGTTTGTTTCTGACCTTCAGGTTGGAGGCTATGAAAACCCGGACATGAATAAGATTTCGTTTATGTTCCCGACTGGGTGGGCTGCATTGAGTTATGCCGTAACCCCTCTGGATTACGATGCTTTGTATGACTTAGTACCTGCATAAAAATGGGAAAGAAAATCCAAAATGTTGAAGTTACCCTTGTATCAAATCAGGGGCGTGTTGAGAGTTTCGAGTTCCAACTGGCGGAGCGGATTCTCAGCATGCCCCGTCAAGGGGGCTGGAATTTGCCAGAGGATTCACCGTTTGAATTAACCGAAGATGGTCTTATCTATAAACCAGATTCAGGAATTAGTAAAGAATCCAAAAAATCAGCAGGCAATAAGTAAGGCCATGCGGCACGAAAGGCGCATAGAGATGCATTCTGAGGTCAGACTGAATCAAAGCGACACGGGCCAAAGCTTGAAAGACTTCCTGGATTGGGTTACTTTGTTACTTCCGCGCGATAAGGCGTTGTATTTTTCAAATCTGCTTACGTTCCCACTTTCAACGGTGGGAGTGGTAGGAGAGATTTATAAGATACTGGGTAAGGTGTTCGAAGGAAGGAATCCATTTTACAAGTATGAATTTACTGATTCTGACATTGAGGCTGATTGGGAATGGTACCGGTCGGACGTGTTAGGGATGCAGGATTACTGGCGGGCTTTGTGCCTGCAAAAGATGCGCACGAGTATAAATAGTATTGTATTGGTTGATCTGCCTGCAGTTCAGGAAGGGGACAGGCCAGAGGCACAGTTCATATTTATCGACATTGACAAGGTGTTTGACTTTGCGTATCAGGATGATAGAATCCAATATTTAATGTACGTAACCAATGGGGAGATGGTGGTGGTCGATGACCTATCCTACCGTGTATATCCCTACAATGATGGCATAATCAGTAACTCCCCTATCATTGACTCACCCCACCCCCTTGGTTATTGTCCAGCACGGTTTTTCTGGACTGATACATTGAATAATAACGAACCGTGGTTGAAGCTTAGTCCTATTTCACAACAGTTGGGTGATTTGGATTGGTATTTGATGTTTTCAACCGGGAAGAAACACCTGGACATGCACGCGGCGTATCCTATTTATTATGGCATAGAGCAGGAGTGCGATTATGTCAGCAAAGATGGGGAGTATTGCTACCATGGTATGTTGAAGGATCAAAGAGGTATTTTCTTACAAGGAAACCAGGGCATTGCGAAGTGTCCGGCTTGTGGAGGAAAGCGCTTAGCTGGTCCCGGATCATTTGTCGAAGTGCCGGCCCCGACGCAGGATCAACCGGAGTACAAAAGTCCGATTGGAAGTTTACCTGTGGACGGCCCTTCATTGGAGTACAATGTAAAGGAAGTGGAGAGATTGAAGGACTTGATCATAAGCCAGGCAACCGGATATTCCGGGCAAAGAAGCGATGACCAGGCTTTCAATGAAAAGCAGATCATGGCATCATTTGAGGGGCGTAAGTCCGTGCTGATGGGAATTAAGCGGAACATTGAAGCGATACAGCAATGGGTTGAAGAAACGATTTGCAAGCTGATGTATGGAGATGCTTATTTGAATGCAAGCATCAGCCTTGGGACGGAATGGTATCTATTTTCTGTGGATGAGTTGTATGATATGTATGGGAAGGCAAAAAAGAACGGTGCCACGATTTCTCAGCTTGACATGTTGTATGAGCAGATCATTGATACCGAGTATCAGAATAACCCGGATGTGCGGGAAAGAATGAAAATCTTGTTAGAGATTGAGCCACTGAGACATATGAACGTACAGGAGGCTATTGAGTACCATGGTAAAGGAATTGTTTCTGATGAGGATATTTACCTGAAAATAAATTTTCCTACCTTAGTGGCCAGATTTGAACGTGAAAACATTTCGGTTACTGAGTTCGGAGTGAATCTTGAAATGTTTAGGCGCGTTGATTTAATCACAAAAACGTTATTAAGTTATGGCAAAATTCCAGAAAGAACAGCCGCAGCCTGAAGAGAAAGTTAGCGGCAGTATTAACGGGTTTATTCCTCCCAAAGGCACGAGGAAAATGTACTGGGTGGAAATTATCAATCGTCGAATAGACGCCAATGAGGAGGTACATGAAACAAAGCGAGAGCAATGTTTCAATGCCAGGGATTTTGACGCATTCAAAGCGGATGCTGAAAGAATCGGGTGCAAGAATTGGAAACTGATTTGGAACCCTGAAGTTTACGGACAACCTGAATAGTTATGGCACTGACAGCAGATTTGATTAAAGCAAATAGCGCACTGGCGACATTAACGCCTGAGCAAATTAGTGCGCTGGTGGTTCTGTCAACCAATGACGAACAGGCCGTAATGAACGAAAGGATCGGCAAATTGCATGGGCAATATGACGAGGACATTAAGAGTGTGTTGGGTTTGGAAAAGCCGCAAGGCAAGAAAACCTATGACTTTCTGAAAGAAACCCTAACAGACCTGAAGGCGAAGGCCGAAGGCGGTACGGTGTTAACATCACAGATCGAAGCTTTGAAGGCTGAAAAATCAGCTTTGGAGAAAAAGATCAAAGACGGCACGGGCGATGAAAGCCTGAAGGCTAAAGTAACTGAATCTGAAAAGCTGGTGGAACAGTTAAGGGGACAGATCAAGGAAAAGGAAAAGGAATGGGAGAAGAAGTACCAAGAGGCCGACACCAGGATCAGCCGATTGAAGGTTGACACGGAGTTTGACCGTGAGATCCAAAAGCTGAAGTTTAAGGATGAGAAGGTATTACCCGTTGAAGTGAGAAACACGTTCATCCAGGCCAAAAAGGAAACCCTACTGACGAAGTACAAGACTTCGATGGTTGATGAGGCCGGAGGCAAACGCTTGGTGTTCCTGGATGAAAAGAATGAGATATTGAGGAATCCTGAGAATGGGTTACATCCTTATACGGCGGGCGAATTGTTGAGTAAGGATTTAAAAGATATTCTGGCAACGCCTGTAAAACAAACCGGAACGGGACGCGTACCTGATGAACCAGGCGCACCGGTGTTGGACATAAGTTCTGCCAGGACCAAAACCGAAGCAGACAAACTGATCGAAGAACATTTGCTGAGGCAGGGAATGCTAAAACAGGATTCCGCTTTTGCAGATAAACACGCTGAGATAAGAGACAAACTCGGCGTGGACAAATTACCAATTCGTTAACTGAGTTAAGGGCAGCTCGATAAATTCACCTAAAACAACTAAACAAAATGAGCTTAATTAACACGAGACTACTTGAGTTGAGAGCAAAGGCCGGACTGGATAAGTTCGAGTTACGCCCGTCTCAGTATGGCGCATTGGATTTGTTTATGACACAATCCAAGGCCGCAGGGTCAATGATTACTCCCGAGCTGGAGCAGAAAGCGATGGTCAGTATTGACAATACGCTGAAAATTCCAGTAATTGATTACGATGCTGGTGTAACGATCGGTAATACCAGGTCGGCCACGATTGCCGATGACGAGAACACTTCCCAGATGGTTACGATTTCTTTCGCAACATACAGTTGGGGATTCACCATTGTGCCGTCGATGTATGACAACAATGAAATAGACATGCAGAGGGACTTTGAACGCAAGTTCCTGAAGTACCTGTACAAGTTAGGGGCCACGTTGGATGCTGTTGGAGTTGCTGCCATTAACACGGCACGTTCCCAGGTATTCAATAACCTTCTGCTTTATTCCAACCTTGGTAATACGGTGAAGGCCACTTATGCACAGAGGGAGGACATAATCGGTGATTTAGGCCCTTTGCTGTTTGCAAATGACTTTTTTGGCCAGGTCGATGTTCTGGGGAATGAAGGCGTGATGAGCGTCATTAACAAGCTTGCCCAGAGCGGAATTATGAATGCAGAGAACAAGCAATTGCAGTACATGGATAAGGTGCTGCATTTTTCAAGCAGGGTACCGAATGCCACCGGAAGATATGCTACCGGGTTTGCAATTCAGCCTGGCAGCTTAGGAATGTTGTTCCGTTTCGAGCGTGAAGCGATCAACAAAAGGATTTCGGCTACTGGCCACGAGTGGGATATTTCCACTTTGCCGTTACTTGGAATTCCGGTTGGTACGTATTTTTACCCTGGTGTTGGTGACTACAATGCTATTGGAGGTGCTTCGACGGCGTCGTTTACCAGAGCATACAAAGAGCATTACGGGTTCGCGGTGGACATTGCGTTCATCACAGCTTACAATAGCTCAGTATCTACCTTGCCAAGTCCGTACATTAAGTTCAGTATTAACCGTTCTGAAGTTGATGCGGATGTAACAGCCCCTGCAGTTTCGACAGTTGTTTCTGCAGCTAAGACAGCAGCCGTTGTAACCTTCTCAGAGGCGCTTTGCTCGGATACAGCAGGTACTTTGTTGACGGGTGATGTTGCAGCATATCTTACAAGTCCGGCAACGGGTTCAACGACCTGTACGCTGACTTCAGTTACAGCAGACGCAACGGGTAAAGTCTGGACGTTTGTAATTGTAGCGGGTGACGTTGCAGCAACTGACACGTTTGATTTGGCACTTCCTGTTTATGATGCTAATGGCAATGCACTTGTGGCAACCACGAGCATCATTGAAATGAATGCAGGAGCAACGGCATGGGAAAAGCCGTAGTTCGTTCTTAAAAAAGAAGTACGTTTAGAAAAAAACACCGAAGGGGAGGGGGTTGTAAAGGCTTCCTCCCCTTTCTTATAAAAACGGCAAAATGTTCAACATTAACACATTGCGCACGGAGTTGATTGGACTGATAGGCTGGCGCCAAGGGAGGGATCCACTTGCGCAGAGCATTGAAGGATTGACCGATAGTGAAACCGGGTTGATGTATAATGACGAACATCCGGTGTTGACGCAGGACAACCTGGAATCGGTGGCCCCATTTTTTTCAAAGATGGTGCATCCAACATGGAGCGGTTCCGTCACGTATGCAGTTGGAACGTTGGTCACATATACTTCGGTGGTTTATATTTCGATTAAGGAAGGATTAAACAAACAGCCTAATACTGAGGTGACGTATTGGGAGGTATATAAACCGTTCAGGGATTGGCTGAAGATGAAAACGGAGGCCGGGATAACAAGGGCGTTGAATGATTGGATTAAGGAAAAGAAGATTGAACGCACGTCCAGGACGGTATTTGAGGACAAGTATTTATTTGAAGGTGCTGGAAGGATTTTAGAAACGATTCCCTCAACTGGCAAAGTAGTGGGCTTTGAATTGAATCTAAGACGAAGCGGTGGGGTAATGGGTTCCCTGGTCAGGGTCGGAGTTCAGTTCGCAACAAATGGAACGTTCAACTTGTATTTGTTCAATTCCGGGAAGAAGGAACCGGTTAAGACAAAAGAGATAGTTTACACGGGAGCAGGAAACGTACAATGGATTGATTTAACAGAGTGGACAATTGGTTATGACGCTATTAGCCCTGGGTCGGCTTATTATGTGGCTTACCACCAGGATACGGCACCGGTGGCGATAAATGGAGGCCGTGACTTTGCTAACCTGATGCCATGCGAGGATTGTGGTAGGGGTGCTTATCGTAATTGGGAGCTTGTGAGTAAGTATTTCGAGGTTCATCCGTTTGCTGTGGAAGGTACTGAAGGGGTGTTACCTGATATTATGAATAACAGTTACACTTATACTCAGAACTATGGGTTGAATCTGCAGGTATCGGTGTATTGTGATTTGACACAGTTTATATTGAGACAGCGAAATGTCTTTGCTCCGATTATTTCAAAGCAGGTAGCAATTATGATGATGCGAGAAATAGCCCATGGGCCAAATTCCAGGGTGAATATGTCAAGCGGGAACATTAACCGGGATATGATCATGTTTGATTTGGATAACCCGGCCGGGATGTTGGCGCAGTATGAAAAAGAATTGAAAGCGGTAAGGTTGGAAACCGAAGGGCTTGATGTGAATTGTTTGCCTTGTAAGAAACAAGGCGTAAGAGTTAGGATGATATGATGCGAATGACAAGAATCAGGAAAAGATTAGAGAAGTTTGATTCATCTTTGAATCAGATCCTGATTAGGCGTTTGAAACAAGAGTCGCCTGCAATTATATGGCGGAATGTTGAGCAGGTCGGGTTCAAAGGTATAAACATACACGGGAAGCCGATTATTAACAAAAGGTTCAATGAATCACGGTATGCAGACTCATACCTGGCGTATAAAAAAAGCTTAGGATTGTATCAAGGGTTTATTGACTTGCAGTTAAGCGGAAAGTATCTGAAGTCGTTGAAGGTTTTCATTACTGGCGATTCGATGGAGATACGAGGCACACGCAAGATAGGTCAACTGGATTTGGCCGGAAAGCTCAGGGGACAGTTCCCGGATCATGAAGGGTTAACGGATGAGAGCCTTGAAGCAGTAAAAAGAACTTTGGTAAAGCCTCATTTGGAGTATAAATTAAGACAGGCAATAGCATGATAACGATAAGTGAACCTACGATTGTGAAGCAAGCCTTACTGGAGCCTTTGATTCAGGAATTGAAGGTTGTACTGAAGAACAAATTCAGCTGGTTATCGCAGAGTTTTGGCCGGGCGCAGAAGTTGATCCGGGTTCATGAAAATGAGTTGTATAGTTTCCCTGGAATTTATATCGGAAACGGAAAACCGAATGATTATTTTGAGGCGGTGCCAAATGACCGAGTGGGGAATTTTTGTTTCTGGGACATTCAGCAGCCATATGAGGCGAGAGAAATGGTCAGGCAGGAGCAGATCAAAATGACGGCACGGGGCGGAGTGGTGTTCTGGGTTGATCTAAGTACAATATACACATTAGAAACAGGCAGGGCGTTGGATTATGTGAAGGCAGAAGTATGGAGGGAATTGATGTTTTGCAAGACGACAAAAGGAACGTTTCGACCGGAAGTGATTCATGAATCATGGACGGATATTTATAACGGATACAGTTTAACGGAAGCAGATGGTCAGTTTTTAATGCACCCCTATGGAGCGTTTCGCATTGATGGAGAGTTTCAGTTCAGTACATTGTGCCGGACTGCATGAGACAGTACTAAGGATTGTTTTGATTGCCTTGTGTGCTGATGTTTGCCTGGTGTTATTTACGAAGGCCGGGGCGGTGGAATGGCTACAAAAAGGCCGATTGCATAAGCTGGGAAATTGCAGGTTTTGTATGGGCTTCTGGATTGCTTTGATATTTAGCTTGGTTGGAGCAATAGCAAGTACAGATATAGGTTGGTTTGTGGTCCCATTTTGTGCGGCGACAATAATTCGACAGTTATGAGGGTAGAAAAAATCGGCGGCAGAGAGTTGGAGTTTTATGATTCGGTGAGTGAGATTCCCATGGGGCGTTTCAACACGTTTAATCTGTACCTGATGATGGATGCGGATATAGGCGGGGACATGGAGAGCGTACAGCGACACATGGAACGCTTGGTGTTGTATGTGCAGAGGGATGAAAAGAAGAAGCTGGCCCAGGAGCTGGAGAATTATAGCCAAAACCTGAGATTCATAATTCAGAACATAAGTCCTAAGTACTTGGCTTTTGTTGCTTTGCTAAAGTCGATAGATGGGGTGCAGTTAACAGATACTTCAGCAGAAGGGGCAACCCGGTTGCTGAGCAAGTTGCAGGAGGTGCCGTATGGTTTTATTCAGAAGGTGGTAGATGCCTTCAAAAAAAAAAGCGATCAAGAGCTTGATGTAATGTTCCCGGGGCTTCAAAAAGGAAGCGGGGTAACGGAATATTTCATGTTACTGAAGAAAAGGACATTACTGGTATTGGATGAGGTGTTAACGGATGCGGACAACGAGAAGCAGATAAAAGCGATTGATGATGAAATGCTGATATTGTCCCCACCAAGGAAGTACGATGGAAGCAACGGAATTGAAGCGGAGCATTTGAGGCAGTTTACAGATATTTCAATCATGTTGGCAATTAAGGCGAATATTGATCCGAAGCAGTTAACGGCATTTGAGTTTTACCAGGCAATTGAGACGTTAAAAAATGGCAAGTAACCCGATCAAATTAAGCGATTTATTCAAATATGATTCTTCCATAAAGCGGGCTATCGCTGATATGGAGGAGTTTGATCGTAGATTAAAGGGACTTGCCGCTTCGGTAAAGGAGAATGCTGGTAAATTAGATGTAAAGGTAAAGGGAGCAAGTCCGGGAAGTTCACAAGGACAGGATGTCATAAAGGATGCATCCAAGGACGCGGAACTATTGAGAAAGGAGAATGAAAAGTTAAAATTTGCACAAACGGAAACGGCAAAGAGTATTGCAGGGGTAAAGAACGAACTTCAGGCCAAGCAAACGATAAACAAGCTTGAGGCGAAGTATGCAGCATCAGCCCCGGGAAGCTATGATAGGTTGTCTGCTACTTATGCGATGAATAAAATTAGGCTTTCTGGAATGACCGATCAACAGCGTTATGCCACGGTGGAGGGTCAGAAGTTGGAGCGTCAAAGCAGGCAGATATACGAGCAGATGAACCGGATGCAGAAGGCAACGGGTGTTTATAATCTGCAGGTAGGGAATTACAAGCTGGCAACTGAGGGGCTTCTGGTAACGCTGAAAAAACAACAGGCATCCTTGAAGGCATTGGAGCAGGGAGGAAAGCGCAATAGTGCGGCTTACAAGCAGATGAAACAGGATATTGCCGGAACCAGGGCTGAGATACAGAATTTAAACCAGGCGCAGACTGGGCAAAGTTCAGCGATGATGGGCGTGTGGCGGAACCTAAAAATGATGGCTGGTATGTATATCGGTTTTGCAGCAGCGATGAGGTTGTTTTCCAGCACGTCAAAGATTCTGGTAGGTTTTGAGCAACAGATGAGTAAAGTGGGAGCTATCACCCTGGCAACTGATGAGCAATTCAAGATGTTGCGAGATGATGCACAGAGATTAGGAGCGGTGACGGCACGCACGGCCACGGAGGTAGGTGGGCTGCAGGTGGAGTTTGGAAAGTTAGGATTTTCGACAAAAGAAATATTGAATGCCACTGAAGCGACTATCATGCTCTCTCAGGCAACTATGGAGGATTTGTCAAAGAGTGCAGAAACAGCAGGGGCGACATTGAGAGGGTTTGGGTTAGATGCTTCAGAAACGACCAGGGTGGTTGACGTAATGGCAAGCTCGTTTACTTCTTCAGCTTTGAACCTGGAAAGGTTTGGGGAAGCAATGAAGCATGTAGCCCCTGTCTCAAAGATAACGGGAACGTCATTGGAATATACAACGGCTATGATGTCGGCTTTGGCTGATGCAGGGATACATGGGAGTATGGCAGGAACGACATTAAAGAACGTATTTGCACGGATAGCAGTAGAAGGGGAGCCGTTTAATGTGAGTTTGAGACGACTGGCAGAAAGTGGATTGAGTATGAGTGAAGCTATGCAGATCATGGGCAAGAGGGCATTTGCCGGGTTGCTGGTGTTGACTGAGAACATAGATAAGATCGACCAACTTGACGCAAAGTATCAGCAGGCAGAGGGAACAGCAAAAAAGATGAGCGATACGATGATGGACAATCTGGCCGGGAGCGTGACGATAATGAAATCAGCCTGGGAGGGATTGATGTTAACGATGTCCGGGGCAAACGGTGTTATTCGCGTAATTGTGGACGGGTTGACGGGTATGTTTCAGTGGATGACCAGGAATATAACGGTTATCGTAAATATAACAAAGGGTATTACGCTGGCCGTGGTGGCATGGGCAACGTATAGAATTGCAATGCGGATGCTTATTGTTGATATGAAAATGGGTATCCGAACAATGACATTACAAACCCTGGCGCTGCATATTAAGACGGTTGCAGTAATGAGGGCAACAGCAGCACAGCAGGCGTTTAACCTTGCAATGAAGGCGTCATTTGGACCCATTTCAATGATTTTATCTTTAGTTGTAACGGCCGGGGCTGCGTTTTTGATGTTCAAAAAGAGGTCAGATGAAGCAAAGCAAAGCACAAAGGGAGTAACGACTCAGATAGTTGAGGAGTCCGCAAGCTTGAACGTCCTGTTTGCAAGGCTGAAAATGGCAGGCGAGGGAACAAAAGAGAGGTCTGAATTGATTAAGACTATCAATTCTGAGTATGCAAGTTATTTGCCTTATCTGATAAAGGAAGGTGACAAACTTGATAGGATAGAGGCAGCCCAGAAGGCGGCTAATATTGAACTGAGGAAGAATATCGCGTTGAAGGAGATGGTGCGGGAGATGGAGGCTGTGACCTTGGATCAGCTAACTAAGGAGAAGGAAGCAACGGACAAGGTAGCAGAATCATTAAGGGAGGCTGGTAATGAAAAAATGGCAGCCGGAGCAGCGGGAGCGTTTCAGGACTTTTTGGATGAAGTGATGAAGGTTCAAGACACGGTCGACACGATGGATTTGTTTAAGGCTGTGGATCCCTCACAACTGAAAACGGAAGAACTGAAGAAGGAATTTGGTAAGACGCTGGATATTGTCGGACAGTTCGATAAAAAGATGAGCGCATACGGGATTGCATGGGAGGATCTGGATATTGATATTTTCGCATTGATTGCAAGCAAAAAGGGACAGGATGAGGCGCTGGAAAGGATCCGTGCATTTTATTCAAAAGCGGCAGGGTTTGAGCTGGAAACACCGGAGCCGGAAGGTCCTAAAAAGATTGATGAAAAGGATTTGGATAAAAAGGCGAAGCTCAGAATCAGCGTAATGAGTGAAGGGTTGCAGAAGGAATTGAAGGAACTGGAATTGAGCTATCAGGATAAGTACGATGAATTTGTGGAAGCCCAGGAGGACACACGGGCAGTAGATGAATGGTACAGGGTGAAAAAGCAAATGATTTATGACAAGTACGAAAAAGAAGCCCAGGATAAGGTAAAAAAGACAGAATCACTAAAGTTGGATGCGATGAAGGACGGTCAGGAAAAAGACCTGGCAGGGCTGAAGATTGCATTTGATGAGAAAGAAAGGTTATGGAAGGATGCAATGATTGATACGGGGCCATTGTTTGAGAGGTACAATGAGGACATAGCAAAGATCAACGAAAAGTACAGGCAGGAGGAGATAAAGAAACAGTATGAAGCCCAGGAACGACGCATTGACGACATGGAGGACGGTTACGAAAAGGAACTGGCCACGATTGAATTGGCGTACAGCAAAAGAATTTCAGCCGGACGGGATTTGTTCGCAGCCGAAGCATGGCGGGCAAAGCAGATTGAGGAGCTGGATAGAAAAACGGCGAAGGAGAAATCAGATAAGATGCTGGAAGCTTTTGATGAGCAGCAGAAGTTTGATGAGGCGGTATTTAATTCCGTAAAAAGAACCGAGGAGGAAAAGTATCTGTTTACGCTTCAGGCTGAGAAGAAACGGCTTGAAAAGGTAATGGAATTGATGGAGATGACGGATATTCAGAGAGCAACAATAAAAGCAGCCCTGGATGGGGTGACACGTGAGTTGAACGATTATAAACCCCCGGCAAAAAAGATTGATTTGTTCGACATGTTGGGTTTTGATCTGAAGGATGAGCAAAAAGCGGCTGTAAGGGATAGCATTCAATTTGCCGTATCGCAGATTAATGAATTGATGCAGAAACAGGTCGAAGCAGCACAGTTGGAGGTGGACAAAGCAAAAGAGAGGGTTGAAAACGCCAGGCAGGCATTGGATCAGGAGTATGAGAATCGCAATGCTGGATATGCTTCAAATATCGAGGGCGCTCAGAAAGCATTTAAACAGGAAGAACAACTGGAAAAGGAAGCCCTGAAACGCAAGGAATCAGCCGTAAAACAACAGCAGCAATTGGATTCAATTACCCAGGCCAGCAGTTTAATTACGGCAACGGCAAAGATTTGGGAATCCCTGGGGGGTATCCCGCTTCTGGCGATTGCGGCAATTGCTCTAATGTGGGGAAGCTTCATAGCAGCGAAAACCAAGGCGGCACAGTTGACTAAGACCGAGATGAGAAAAGGAGGGTACAGGGAGCTGAAAGGAGGTTCACATGAGTCGGGCAAAGATATTCACCTGGCGGATGTTGGTGGGGAGAGTGTGTATGCTGAAGGTGGCGAAGGCATGGCGGTATTTTCCAGGCAGGCGGTACAAAGGTATAAGAACGTATTGCCTGAGATTGTGGATCAGATCAACACGGGTAAGCTGGAACCGGCGAAAAAGAAAACAGGAGCGGAAAAGATACGTGACTATATTTTACCTGGGTATGTAAGTCCGAGGGAGCGTAAGGAAATGGTTATTAAGGAAATGGTTACAAATAACACGCTGCAAAATTCCCTTGCAAGCAGGGCGATGACAAGTACACGAGAGGTTGTGGATAGAAGCGAAAGCAGACGTGATGTTGTCAGGTATATGATTTCGCACCGGGAAATGGATCGGCAGCGCACGATAAAAGATACCCATGTGAGCGAAAAGATCAACATGAATCTGGGCGACATTGGAAAGGATTTGAAAGCTATCCGCAGACAAAGAGAAAGGCAACATATTTATTCTGAAGGACGGCACATTGAAATTTACAAGAATATAAAGATCGAGCATGTATAAGTTCAAACTGACATATGGCGAGTACTATCCAGATAAAGAGAACGTAGTTCTGAATGGGGACTTTGCAGACGGGAGCGCCTGGCAGATGGATCCGGGTTGGACAATAACGGGAGGCAAAGCGGTATGTGATGGAATGAATGAAACAGCGTCACTTGGTCAGCAGGGAGTACTGGAGGCGGGCGTTGAATATGAGGTGAAGTTTACGATTTCGGATTATGTCACGGGTGGGATTGCTTTTGCTGATTCAATTGGGTTTGTAGGGGAACAAACATATACGGCTGATGGAAGTTTTACGTTTACGTTTGTTTCAGGAGGCGGGACGTTTTACATCTGGGGACAGGTGGACTTTGAGGGGAAGATTGATAATGTTGAGGTATTGCGCAGCGTGTTGATCGAAACAGAGGTAACTCCGATTTATGGCACGGCGTCAAAGGATGTGGAGCAGATTTCAGATCAGCAGGGCTTCAGGGAAAAGCTTTCTGGGGAGTTTACGCTGGTAGGAGTGGATTATGACCTGGTAATGAGCAAGGCGTTTGACACGCGGTTTGAAATGCACGTGTACATGTATCATAATGCGTGGGCATTGTATTGGAGGGGCTATTTTTACAGGATTGATTGCAAAAAAATAAATCAAAACGCAAGGCAGTTAACAGTAACCCCCACCCCGGATGATGATTATGAATTGATCTTGAAAGGAAAGCAAAAGGAATATAACTTGATTGATCTGGAGCCGGAAATTCAGGAGGTGGAATATTCATTGAGGCCGGTTCATCAGTTCTACCGCTTAGGTGCCAATACGATGATGAATTTTTGCGGTCAATTGAGTTGGGAGGAGAAAGTACCATGGCCCACGAGCGATTTGGATGTGATTGCGGATGACTACAAGTTTGAGAACGCAACGGATCTGGCGGGGTATAAATGCACGGGTGACCATTTAGGGGCGAACCAGTTTTTTAGGCATCAGGGAACAAGCCCTAAATGGTATCCATATTCACAGGCGCAAAACTATTTCGATAGCATAGACGGTAAGTGGCGTATATGGAGCCCTTCAGGGACGGTTTGGGTTTTGGAGAATTTGGTAACGGGTGAATACCATGGTGGAACAATGGGCAACGGGGATCCATGGACTGAGACATGGTACAATGAAGCGGGAAAGACTGGCCTGATACGCTTTATTGAGTACCGGATAGGCCGCAGGATTTTGATTAACGTGGATAGCGTAATGGGAGGCTTTACCAGGCCTGCGGATGATATTGTGGAATGGAGTGGCCCGTATAATAAGGTATCACAGGATGGAACCGGGAGTGTGTATTATTCGACTGAAAGCGGACAGGTTCCAACGAAGTATGGAAAGGTGCGGGGCGTGGCAGGATTGGAGAACAATTACTATTATCGGCCAGGGTTTTCAAATCTTTTACTGGCCCTTTTGCGTGAGCAATGGTCTGTGGGCAAAACGGAGGTGTTTACATTGTGGTGGCTGAAGGATACGACAACGGATGTATTTGATGGTGTGGCGGGCGTTACATTGATTTTAAGACATTGCTATCCTTTGCATTCTGTTATATCAAAGCTTCTGGAAGCAATGGGTAGCCCTGTAAAGCATGAAAGGTTAGCGGCGTATAGTCGTTTCCTTTATT